GTGTTTCCGGCTTTGGGTATATTCCCAAAGGGGTGGAGCCGGTGGCGCATACGAGTTGCGAGGGGTGTGCTCACGAAGGGATCAACTTTTTCATGTGTGGCGGTTGTTTTAACCAAATGGAAACTATGTCAAATCAAGTACGCCGCAACTACACGCCCAAGGAACCGGAGCCAGCCGCGCCGGATAGTCTGTGCCTGAAGTGTAAGCATACCGACTGCTGGGAGAGGTCAAACACAATCATTACCTGCGCGGGGTTTGCACCCAAGGAGCCGAAGGCCGAGCCGGGGCTGGAGGTCACGCTAATTGGTGATCTGTCGCCGTGTCCGTTCTGCGGGTCAATCGAATTGTCATGTAACGGTCATTCGGTTGAGTGCGATATTTGCAGAGCAGAAGGGCCAACATTACAGCCAATTCCAGATGGTAATTCGGCCAAGAAGATGTGGAACAGCCGAGCGAAGAAACATGTTCCCACGCCGCAACCCGCGCCGGTCGCTGAAAGTGAGATTGACAAATTGGACGCAGCAGTTGACAAGTTTAAAAACGCTATGAAGGGAATGCTGTTCAAGAAACACAGCGAAGGACTTATTGGGTGGGATAAAGAGTACCCATCCCAGCACCTTGCCGAAGAAATTCTGCGTGATTCAGCGAGTCTGGTACCACGCTGCACATCCGATTGTAGGAAACTGTGCGTTGATATTGCTAACCGCGCCATGATGCTGTGGCATCGGGCCGAGCAATCCGGGCCAGTGAAGGAATCGCTGTTTATTCGCAAGCCTACCAATGCAGAAATAAACGATGCGTGTATGTCATTTACCCATGATTTTGGATTGTTAGGCAAAGATGGGCAGGACAATTTAAAATATGCTGCAAAAGAATGGTTAAAAGCGTGGGCAAAACAAGCAACAGGAGGACAGAATGGACAGTAAGGAACCGGAAAAGCGTAAATCGCCAACGGCGATAAAGCTCACAACGAAAGCAAAAACAGTGCTTAGCACGGTAGCTTCGTTTGGAGTGAAAGGGTGTGGAGTAAAACCGATCATAACTGGCATGGGGCTGAAATGCGGCAGAGTGGCGACTATGATCGCCGGCGGCTACGCAGGAAAACTCGAGCGCGCCGGCTGGCTTGAAAAACGTGATGAATATCGGAAGAATAGATTTGGAAAACAGTCATTCAACCGCGTCGTTTATTCTCTCACCGAAGCTGGGAGAATTGCGATTAACTTAGAAAAATTTAAGGTTGGAGCGTGGCGTCTGTAATAAAAAAACAAGCACATGATTAAAAAATACGGCATAGACTTTTCAAGCAACACGTCGAAAATCACTATCGAGCTTGCTGGTTACTCGCGTAACATCATTGAGGGCGGCGATAGGGAAGAACGCTCCAAGATAATGCTCGAGTGCATGAAGCTGTTGTGGTCCGATAGGATATTCCGTGTTAACGAATGGACGGAGCGCCGTGTCCGGGCCTTCTGCTCGGAACAATTTTTTACAATGTGGGGGCCATCCAGCGCAGGCAAGTCGACCGATACCGCCGCCATGGTGCTGGCGCATTGGCTGGCATCACCGGCAGAAACGACATGCACGGTATGCTCGACCACACGCCCCGCGCTCGTCCAGCGCATATTTGGGGAGATTGTGCGACTATACGGTGCATTGAAGAACCCCCCGGGCAGGTATTTTAGCTCCACGACTTCGATAATCCTCGGTGACGATAATACGAAGAACGGCATCTTCGGCGTGGCCGTTCTTATCGGAACGATCCGCGAGGCCATGGGTAACATCATCGGGAAGCACAACAGGCGCAACGTCCTTATCGTAGACGAAATGCAAGCCACCAGAGAGGCCGCTGTAGCCGCCGTGAGCAACCTGCAAGGGGGCGAGGACTTCCATTTTGTAGGCATAGGTAATCCCGAAAGCCGGCTGGACCCGCTGGGAAGATACTCGGAGCCTGTCGATGGATGGAACTCCATCAACCCCACAATGAGGGAGTGGAAGACAAAGTTCGGCAAGTGTCTCTTCTTCGACGGCCTTGAATCACCAGCCATCAAGGAGCCTTTGAAATATCCGTACCTCCTGAAGCAATCCGATATTGACCAGCGCATCAAATGGTACGGAGAGAATGATCCGCGATTTTGGGCGCAGACGAGAGGCTTCATACCGCCAGAGGGTTTACCACGCACAATGTTCTCGGAATCATTCTTCGTTAAAAACGAGATGATGGATAAAAACACGATCTGGAAAGTCGGATGCCAAACCGTGGCCTTCCTTGATCCGTCATTTTCAGCCGGCGGTGATCGCTGTGCCTTGCGAATAGCCAGAGTAGGAATAAATGATAAGGATAAATACATCATCGAACTGGATGACCCCGTCGTTATCCCGCTTGAAATGAAACCAGACGAACCCCTTAACTACGTCACCGCCGCCAAGGTGACTGAAATCTGCCAGTCCAACGGCATCGATCCCATAAACTTCGGCATCGACATCACCGGCACACAGTCAGCCCTTGCTGATATCATCGAGGAAAAGTTCGGCAAGGGAATAATGCGGGTGCAATTCGGTGGTAAACCCACGGATCTGCCGATATCAATGGAGGAAGACGTACCTGCGTCAACAAGATACGCCAACAGAGTGACGGAGCTGTGGGGAACATTCTACCAGTACGGGCGCCATGGCCACATACGCGGCGTAGATGTTGAAACGATTAAGGAATTCTGTTCGCGCCTTCTACTTGAAAAAACAAATCCAAGTTGCTTGGAACCGAAAACAAAAATGAAAGCCCGAAGTGGCAAGTCCCCTGACTTTGCCGACTGCGGAGTGGGCATCACAGCCCTCATTAGGGAGCGCCTTGGAATCGTCCCCGGGGTTGGAGAAAGCAATGTCGGCCAATTCGACATTGAACAGACTGAATCGGAGAGTGGCGACGACCCCGAAAAGACATATCGATCCACCAGCGAAGAAAACTTTTATGAACAAAAATCTTGACAGATTCAGGCGTTGTATTGTGCTGCTGTTCATGCTGCTCATTCCAGTAGCATTCGACAATTCAGTAGCAGAATCTTCCGGCGATGCCAGATGGTACCTGCTCCATTGGACCGCGTTGATATTAACCGCAGGATATTTATTTCAAAACAAGGGACCGCTCCGCATCCCTGCAATCGTATGGATGATTGTTTTTTTGCTAGTTTTGTCCGCGTCGTCAATGGTGTGGTCCGCCAATTTATACAAAAGCTGGTGGTCGCTCAAACACGCCACCGGATATGCCGCGCTGTTCTGGTTCGTATACATTCTACGCGGAGGGCTGTGGTGGAGAGCTTTGCTGTGGACCGTGGCATGGGGCGCCGGATTCAACGCAGCGCTTGGAATAGCCCAAGCCAACGGAATAGTATTGTTCGGCAACTATTTTGAACAGTCATGCATACCAGCAGGCACGTTTGTAAATAAAAATCTTCTCGGGTCGTATTTGGTTGTGACGATGCCAGCCGCTTTATACCTGATGATTTCAAGCAGCGGATGGATTGCGCGGATCTCCGCAGGCGTCGTTCTGATTGCCGGCGTGACAGCACTGCTATACGTCCACAGCGTTGCAAGCTGGATCGCCGCGATTATCGCTGGATTCTTTTTGATAGCGTGGAGATTCAGGAGCAGGCGCTTGGTTGTAGCTGCGGCGATATGCATGGCCGTAGTCTGCGTGGTATTTGTAGGGACAAACAAAATACAGCGAAGCGAAGTTCGACATGCGTACAACATAAACGGACTTGCCATCATCAAGGACCACCCACAGGGCGGCGTGGGGCTTGGAGCGTTCAAGACGGTATATGGGTCTTACCGCAACGCCATAATCGATACGCCAGCCGCAGGATTCTCAAAAACCGCACAGCCGAGCAGGATACACAACGACTTGATGCAGGCGTTTGTTGAGCTTGGAATCGCTGGAGGCATAACGTACATCGCCATCTTCGTGGTCCTGATCGCAATGGCATGGCGCGTAGGAACGGCAATGTCCATGTGCCTTATATCCGGAGTGATAGGGCTTGGCATAAATTCTCTTATGGATTTTTCGCTGCAACTCCCGATGGCGCCAATAGCGCTGGCCGTGTTTGCAGGAATAATCGCCGGCCTATACGTTGACAAGACGGGCGCGCGCTTATGGAATATCCCGCGTTACATTTACGCGCTGCTGGCCGTGTCTGCTATTGCCGGCGGCATCTTCGTTTTTAAGGACGACTGGAACCGCAGGAAGGGTTCCCAATATCTTAGATCGTCCATGTCGTTGTGTATGGAAGGCGATAAAGAAAGAGCGCTGGCATACCTAGTGCAATCATTTGCCTGTTATCAGTGGAATTCGCGTCTGTACGAATACGGAGTGATATCTAAATAGTTCTTGACAAATACGCATCATTTTGGTAAAAGCCCAATATTCAAGAGATACTATGCATATACCCAAAAAGTACCCAAGACTTAAATACCCTCTCATGGAACCACCGGGAGGATTTATATTCAGGGACTTGGACACAAACGTATGGATGGCATCGCACGTTTCCCTCAAAGACCTAATCCAGCAATGTAAAAATCATCGTCGCGCCAACAAACTAGTATTTGATGAAGACGAATTTTCAAAATTCATTGAAGCCACGATTTGCTACAGCATCGACCCGGCCCTTGTGCTTGATCTCCCCGACGACCATAACCCCTCAAAGCAAATGCTGACTCTGTACAAGGCAAATAAATGCACGACGGATTATTTGCAGAAATGGAAAAACAAGGGCCAAAAACTCGTTCCACAAGAAGAAGCAAGAAATCGCTCTGCCATGTGCTTGAACTGCGAATTCAACGCAACACACATTTGTTTGACGTGCAAAGGAATCGACGAATGGATTTATGGCTGGACCCGCCGCAAGACCGTTAACGACAAGAGGCTTGGAATATGCCAATGTGACGCCGTGATCCTGTTCGCATCGGTCCATGCCAGATATCCCGGTGTCCCCACCAACGGACAGAAGATTACATATCCGGAATACTGCTGGAAAAAACCAGAGGAAATTAGCCATGAGTGAAGACAATGTCGAACAGCCAATAAAAACTTTGAGCAAAACCGGCGTACCTCCGAAATCCCGCATTGCTGACGCCGCGTCCGCCTATACCTTGTTTGCAAATATAAAAAGCAACGACGAGCAGGCCGCATATTACCGCAGCATAATCAAAGGTCTTATAGACGGCAACCCCCCTTACTCACACGCCATGCTTCAAAAGGATGGACAGAGCTGGCGCTGCAACGTGAACTGGCGTGAAGCCGAGAGCATCATCGACACGAATACCGCGTCGATATGGGAGCTTGATATGGAGGTCGCCAACCTGATCACGGTCAAGACGGCCTACCAAGACCCACAGCGCCCGGGCGTGAATTACGGCGGTATCATCGAGGAAGAATATACCCGGACGATAAAGGCATGGCCGAGCTATTTTTTTAATCGCATGCTATGCATCAAGGAAATGCTCTGCACTGGAATAGGACCGATGTTCTGGCAGGACAAATGGGACTGGCGCCCGAAGGTAGCCCAGCGCGCCGCACTGTTAATCGACCCGCAGTCGAAGTCGAACATTGACGAGATAGAGCTGATTGGATTCCGCCACTCGTATCAGGCCCACGAACTGTACCAGAAAATAAAGGACGAAGATGCCAAGAAGCTATCCACAGAGGCTGGATGGAACAACACGCTGATTCTCGATGTCATCATCAAGTCGCAAAAAGACCCCGGCTCTGGAGCAGAAGGTACGTTCCAGACATCTGACATCGAAGCCATCCAGCAGAGGTTGAAAAACAACGACTTGGTTGATTCGCAAAACAACTGCAACCCCATCAACGTGATCCAGTTTCTGGTGAAAGAATACAACGGCAAGATATCGCGCTATATCATTGCCGAAGATCAACAATATGCTGATTTTCTTTTTAAGGGCGTCGATGAGTTTGACAACATGAAGCAGGCATTATGTCTGTTCATGTGGAATACCGGGGACGGATACTGCAAGTCGGTTAAGGGACTCGGCCATCGCATCTTCCCCCATATCGAACAGTCTAACCGATTCATCTGCTCGACGGTTGATGGCGCCGTTATGTCCTCGAGTTTCATCCTGCAGCCGAATGGACAAGGTACAAGAGGGCAAATCAACCTGATGCGCCTTGGCCCCATCACCGTTTTGCCAGCAGGCTTCTCCGCCGTCCAACAGTCGTTCACGCCCAAACTTGACCAGTTGATCGGCATACGAAGCATGCTTTACCAGATACTCAATAACAACTCCCATGTGTTCAAGGACACCGCAGAAGCCCCAGACGCCCCGGAGCGCACACTTGGTGAAGTCCAGATTCAGGCCATGAACACCGCCAAGCTGGACAAGAACGAAATCTCCATCCACTACCTGTACCTTGATTCATTCCATAAAGAAATCTTCCGGCGCCTGTCCAATCCCGATTATCCGCACGAAGCTGGTGGGTATCAGGAATCTAAGGATTTTCTTGACCGTCTGAAAGATCGCGGAGTAACGAAGGAAATCCTGAAGGACTGCCTTGTGTCTGCTACTCGCGCCATAGGTTACGGTTCCGCATCGATGCGCGAAATAGTCACCAACCAGATCATGCAGCTTGCCCCGTCCATGGACGAAATTGGACGGCAGAACGCCGTACGCGACAAGATTGCCTCGTTAGTAGGGTATGACATGGTTGACCGCTACGTTCCAGAGGCAGGCCGCAACAAGATACCCACATCCGAACACAGTATCGCCACGCTCGAAAACAACGACATAGCTGAAGGCTCTAACGTGGTCGTAGGCGTAGACCAGCCGCATGTCATACACCTGATGATACACATGCCGATGCTGTCGAACATCGCACAGACGTTCATCAGTAAACCGGAATCTATGAATATCATGAAGGCTGTGCCGGCGATGAGTGTAGGCATACAGCATTGCGGATCTCATTTGCAGATTTTGGGGAGTGACCCGGCTCGCAAAGATGAAGCCAATGAAGCCCAAAATCAACTCAAGCAGCTTGCCAAGATATTCGGCCAGATGCAAAAGGCGCTTGAATTCCAAATGAAACAGCAGCAGCAACAGCAGCAGCAACAGCAGCAGCAGGTGCAACAGGCCCAACAGGTACTTCAAGACCGTGACTTCCAAGTAAAGATGGCCGAGGTCGAAAAGAACGCAATGATCAAATTCCAGAACATGGAGCGCCAGAACGCCATACGCGAGACAAAGTCAAAACATTCCATGGAACTGGCCGACACATCCGCAGCCGCAAGTATCAGGCGCGAAGACGCGAAGGCGGAATCAACCCAGAAAGGATAGAGCATGAACGCATCGGACATCCAGCAAAGTGAGGCAGCTCGAAAGGAATATGACGAATGGCTCAATCAACCCATGACCATAAACGTCATAGGGATACTTCGCATGGAAGGCCGTGTAAGCCTGCCCGATTTGCCAACTATACGCGCTGAGAGTGCTTTGTGCGCTGCTGGCCAGAATGAAGGCTGGCATAAATGCATCGACCGCCTCCTGACATTGAGTGACCAACCGCAGAAGGCAGCTCCCGAGCCAACCGCCGACTTCGGCGCAGTACAAATCATGGAAGACGCAGGATTGAAAGTCCCCGGTACGATCAAACAGCAGTAATGAAAGGAAATGCATATGCCAAATGAAGACGTAAAGGACGAAAGGACATCGGAACAGATCGCCACGGATATCATCAAAGAGGTAAAAGGCGGCGATACGCCCCCGGCTACACCCCCGGCCACACCCCCGGCTACGCCCCCGGCCACGCCCCCGGCCACAGATGTTCCCGACATTCCTCCTGAATTATCGGGAGATACACCAACCCCCACTCCGCCCCCAACGGATGAAGACCCGCCCGATTTGAATAAGGCTGACAAG